ATTCTTAAAAATTTTAGACTTAGCATTTTCTGCTCTTCCCCTCATTTTAGCATCATTAGCTTGAAGCATTTTGCCCTTGTCGCCTTTAATTAATTTTGTACTTCTTGGTGCCATTTTACTCTCCTAACATTTCCATCGTTTACGTGCTTGACGCAGACGACTATTTGGGTCTTTAGCAGCTTTTGGGAACTGCTTCATTTGTCCTGCACTACGTGCACAATAAGATTTACGTCTTTTTGCAGCGGTACTACCAGCTTTAACTTTGCCAGTAACAGCGGTCTTTAACTTAGATCCAGGGTTGTCTCTACGATATTTAGCTACACCTTTAGAAGTCATACCAGCACCAGACTTGGTAGGACGCTTCTGCCCTCCTCCGATTGTATGACCTTTCATAGTGCCTTTTTGCGCCATTTGTACCTCTATGCGTAGAAGAAGTTCATCATATCTACAGTCGCTATTGTATAGACAACGTACATACCTGAATCAAATACTACTCCTTCGTCTGGGATTGTATTATCTAAGGTTGTATTGTCTGTGCCAATAGTTCTTGCTTTAAATAGAGCTGAACCACCATCATTCGGATCACCATTATAAAATTGAATGACCCCTGCGGTTCCACCAGAAACAATAGAATAACCCTTCAGTCTGACTCTGCCACCAAAGATTATGTCAGCAGCACTTGCTGTAGTTCCAGCTATCACAGTACCTGCAGGATTTCCTACAGCAGTAATACTAACTATTGTCTTAAAGTATTTAGTACCTGCCGATAGAGTAGATGATCCACCTGTAATACTTTCTGTTAAAGAAGCACCATCAAGATCAGTACCTACAACAGTAAAAGATATCCCGCTATCATCTCCACCAGAAGTAATTGAAACTGTTCTGGCTGAATCAAGAGTTACTGCGCCACCACTTGCTAATGCACCACCTAAAACTAATGCTGCATTGTTTCCAACTTGTGCTGAGGCTGAAAAACCATTCGGGTCTGCGGCTACTTCGTCATTAATGAACCTAACCTTTACGTCACTTTGAACGCCCATATTATTCTCCTTAAAAAGAGGGGGAAATTAATCCCCCATTAAATTTTATTCAAACGGAGTTGCTAATGTAGCGTCACCAAGTAAGTATGCTGCACAATGCCAACGAGTAGCTGATTGAGCAGTTAATGTTATCATACCACCAGATAGCCAACCTTGTTCTATTGTTCCCAAATCGATTGTATCATCGTTACTTTGATCTGGTATGAAAGTGTTGGTATCTCCAGCAGTTCCTGGATCAGACATTATAGCAAAACCAGAATACAAATCAGCAGTTGCTGCTGTATTAATCTTTCCTGCTCCTGTAAATGTTGTTCCAACAATAAAGGTGTATTGCTCACCACTTGCTGCAGCAGTTAGTTCTGGAAGTGTAACTACAATTCCAGCTGCTCTGGAAAAAATAAAAGTAGTACCTGATTGAGCCGCTGTAACAGTGTAAGTAGCAGTTGTAATTGTAACAACAGGTGCTTTAGCAGTTAACGTACCAGTGAAGGCAGCGTTTCCACTTGAATCTATTGTAGCTGTATTTGTTTCTGTGCCTGTGTTAGCAGCAGTTGTAAATACGGTAATTCCGTTTTCAGATCGGACGTTACCTTTAAAAGTTGTATTAGCCATTTCAATCTCCTTGTCTTGGCAAATGTCAGTCAGATTATCCGACTGTCAAGGGTTGGTTTTTAGTCTATAATAAAAAGGGGCAACTTACAAGCTACCCCTTAAAGTTTTTTATGCTCCTGGGGAACCAAAGATTCCTAAAGGATCGGAAACACCGAAAGAGTAACGCTCTCTAGCTTTATAACGGCTATTACCTGTATCAAAATCAGCATCCATAGATGTAGACATTGGGCTACGAGTAAAATGTTTTAATCCGTTAGGGACATCTGTCATCAAGAACCAAGCATCTGTATCTGTTAGATAATGGTTGATTTTATATCCTTCTGGGATTGAACCGTTACTTTTCATTGCGTTAAGGTCGTTATCGGCAGATCCTGGTCTTCCTTCAGACTCCAGCAATCTAGTTGCAACGAATTGCAATGCTGGTGGAATGATAAGTTTACGAGGTTTAGCTGCAATCAAAAGTCCACGCTCGTCTGTCCAACTAGCAATTTGAATAATTGCTGCTTCAAGAGAAGTTTCGTTAAGATCCGCACCTGCAGATGGTTCGTTAGAGTTTGTACCACCATTAACTAACGGATGAGCTGTAGAACAAAGCTCAACACCATCACCGTAAGTAGTACCTGAAGAAAAAGCGTTGTTCAATATAGAAGCTGCTTTTACTTGTTTAGTGTACGCCATAGCACGAGCAAGAGCTTTGGTATATCTTGCAGATAGAGAATCATATAAATTATCCTCAACTGCTTCTTCAGTAATACTGAAGCCCATTGCTACTGTTTCATGTGTATAGCGAGCTGTAAATGCTTCTTGTGCATTGTCATATTCGATGGCAGAGCCCTCGTTTTTAACAGGTGCAGCTGAAAAGCCTGACAACTTTGTCTCTTCTTCAAAAGAACGGTCGGAAGATTCTGTCTCAAAAACCTCTGAATGTTCTTCACCGTATTTAGCGTACTCCATTCCAAACAAAGCGTTTAGACCTGGTAGGAGTTCTTTTAATAATTGTGCGCGTGATATAGCCATTTTCTAATCCTCCTTATACGCCAACAGTGTGATCATAACGATGATAACCAGCAGTGAATTTAACAACAAATTCAGTGAAGCCAGTACCAGCCGCGTCAACAGTGTCAGGGACAACATCAATAACAGTAAGCGGCAATACAGACGTTACGTTATTAATAAATACACCCATTCTACTATTACCTGAACTAGTTAACCCAGTGTTTAATACAAGTTCTGCATTACAAGAAATTGTAGTAGCACGAGTCTTAGCTAAAGGTACAAGACCTGTTGTAGCCCCGTTAGCAGTAGTATTAGTGACGTTAACCACTTTATATAACTGATGTGGATTGTCTATAACATATGCAACGATATCACTAGCTACAGTACTTGCAGGATAATATTGTCTAAATGTCTTTTGCCCTGTGCCAGGATCGGTATAACTACACCCTTGGAAAACACCAATAACACCAGCAACTGCTGAAGTATCGTTCTGTAGAGTAGTTATTATTATAGTCCCATCGCTTGTAAACTGAACAACATCACCATGGAATATGGAAGTGCCGTAGTTTGAAGCAATAGGAAGTTGTCTAGTAGCACCGTTGAACGGTGTACCTCCCATCAAATTGATAGGCTTCAGTCCGTAAGGGACATCAATAGTCGGATAAGCCATCTGAAGCTCCTAAAAGTTAAAAGTTAATTTCCTTTTCCAAAAGTAACCTTCGTTTTTCTATCGCTAAATAGAGGCATACGAGGGTCGTTTTCTCTCATAAGATTGTTGTCTACAGACCTAATCTGAGATTCGTTTTGTTGATTAAAGTAATCATTACGTTCCCCAATTAATTCTGATGGAGCTTTACAAAGCATCAACCCCCCAATAACTACATTATCCGCGAACTTATCGTTCTCTATAGTGACTAGTGTAATTTCTGGATGATCTGTGGCTTTAACAGGCTCCCAACCTTCTCTGAGTTTTGAAGAAACATTCGTGGCATCGACGTGTCCTTGCGTAGCTACTCTGATCCACCTATACCCATAACCAGGCTCTTCCTTCGGAGTTGGTAAAGTCTCTGGACGTTGCCAAGACCTTTTTCGAGTGGCAGTTTCACGTGTAGTTTGCTCGCGATTAATTCTATTCTCAGCCATTATTTTTTCCTCATTTCTTCTGCAACCTTCTTGGCGTATAGTTCTAGTGGGACTCCAAGTCGTTTAGCAAGGGTTACTTGTGTTTGCGTTAATCTTACCTTCTTAGGGCTTGTGCTCCGCGTCGCGGGTGCAACCACATTTGATTGTCGCCTCGGCTTTTCTGTCTCTTCAGCGTCCTCAAAATTCTCTGAGAATACTGTGCGCATACGAGAATCAATAGTCTCGTAGTATTCGTCGCTTTGCGGGTCTACACCCGACTTAACAAGTTTACTATGCAACCCAAGAACATAACTTGTCATCTCGTCATCTGTACCAAACCATGTATTGGTCTTAGCCCAATCAGTGGCTTTAGCATCGACTACTGGCGCAGGGGTTGTAGCAGTCTCTTTTGTTTGTATAGGAGTTTCTGTTGCTTGTAAAGTAGGTAACTTGAAATTATTTAACCTATCAACTTTAATCTTAGCAGTTGTTATACTTTCGTTAGCTTCTACGACAGCATCTGCTTCACCAGATTCATACGCTGCTTTATATGCTACTTTAGCTTGTTGGAGCTCTCTTTCAGCAGCTTTCTTAGCTTGGTCAAGCATAACTGTTTGATTTTTAGTTGTGGTGGTTTTTAAGTTATTATTCTCTTCAACAAGCTGCCGTGTTAACTTTTCAAGCTCTTGCCTTTCACGTAAGGCCGTTTCTTTTGCTCGCCTTTCGTCGTGGTAGCCTTTACTGAAATGCTTGATTCTGTTTTTGACCTTGTCAGAATATTCTTCAAGCTCTTCATCAGTGACTTCAGCTGGAGGTTCAGACGCTTTGCGACCTCTGTCAGCTTTCGGTGTATCATCAACCACTTCAATGTCATACTCATCTGCATCATTATCTTTTGTATACGCAGTACTGTTTTTATCTTTTGAATATTCATCTTTTGTTGCCTTTCCAGATATATCTATCTCAACTGCGCTAGAAGACTCTACCTCAATATTTTTAGACTCTACTTCATCAGGAAATTTATATTCTACTTTCTCAAATGCCATTTTATGCTCCCTATACCGCTCTTTGTATGCCAGCAGGATCAGCTATAGTAGCTTCTATCGAATCATCGTTCATTAAACGATATTCTAATCCATTGACAGTGAATCTTGTGCCCGTATTAGCACGGAACATAACATAATCACCTTGCTTACACCAAGGCCCTGTTGGGAATCTATCAGCATCGCTATAGGCTTCGTCACCCATATCTACTACTAACCCCATAATTGACATTATGTGATCGTGCCTTTTAGCTGTTTCGGTCTTTAATACGTTAGTACCTTCAAATTTATCGGCAATTTTAGGTAACGCTACTAATACTCGATAGCCTACAGGTTTAGGGAGTTGTGCTTCTATTTCTTCTTCAGACACTATGTTCTGATCTATTGCTGTTTTAGTCATCATCATCATCTTCCATTTGGTTGCGCGAGAGGTCTTCTATTAATTGCTTACTAGCCTCGAGACCCCGTATCAAGCCAGTGACTTCCTTATATTGAGCAAAGTCTTTTGGACCCCCAGATATAAGAAATTCTGTTGAAGATAATTTCCGTTCTTCTATTTGTTCTTTTAGCACGTCAAAGACGGTTTTAGCCATGATTATCCTTTATTTCATAGTTTTAAGTATTTCTAGGTTACGTTTATCTGCTTTATCTTGTTTATCGTCTTGCAACTTAACTTTTTGTTTGCCAGCTTCTAACATCATCTCAGTTTTATCTAACTTGAGTTGCTCTTTATCTGTAGCGGCTTTTAACTGAAGTTGAGCTTTTTTAATTGCTATATCATCAGCATCTTTCTTCATTTTACGTTGAACTTCCGTTTGTTTTATTTGAAGTTCTGCTTGTTGCATCTGTACTAGAGGATCTTGAGCTTTCTGTTGCGCTTGTTGTTGAGCTGCTTGTTGCTCATGTGCTTGCGTAAGTTGTTTACCTGCTTCAGCTACAACTCTAGCTAATTGAATTTCTACTTCTTCATCTAACTCTGCGTTAGGTGCTGGTAGAGGTGCGCCTAAACGCTCTTCAATTTGTTTGCGATAGTTGAATCCTAAATGTTCAGCTATGTGAGCTTGCAAGGCAGTCATTATCTGTTGTGCCTGTGGATTTTGCCCTATCATTTGGGCTACTGTTGGATCTTTCATAAATGACATATGTGCGGCTATATGTGCATCGTGATCTTGATATATAAACGCTTTCATCGGTTTACCAATTAGTGCGTTCATGTTTTCACTCACAGGATCTGCAGGTTTTAGATCATCTTTTATAGGGACAAGTTTATCTGCGTTCTTGACTCCTAGTACTTCAATCATCTGCCTGTGTAACTGGGGTAAGTCATAAATCTGTGGTGCTTGGCTGGACATCTGCAATACAGCTTGGTATTGCACCACCCTTTGGGCCATCGTAGAACTATTAGGATCACTTACAGGTATAACTTCAACCATTGCGTAATCCGCTTGTCTTGCTCCAACCTCACCTCGTAGGGGTTGGTACGAATACTCCGCTGGCGCGTATTCTGCTAGTAGAGTCTTGAGGAGTTTGAACTCTTGTTTCATAGCATAATGGACGCGAGCTTGTACTGCAGCCATAGGCTTTAGTGTCCGCTCAAGGAGTGCCAGCGTTGTGCCAACAGGAGCGTTAGCTGACATATCCGATATGTTCATGTCGCTAATTGCCCCTAGTCTTCGGCCTTCTGTAGTAATCTGATTAAGCAAAGCCAGTAGAGTTTGACTTGGCTCTTTGTATGGTAGTGGCATAATATTGTCACGGATGCTACCTGACGGTACATCAACATCCTTCCACTCACCAGGATTTATAGGTGTGTCGTCACCCTTAATACGTAGCCCACGAGATTTGAGACCTCCAGGGAGATTGGATAGTGTTCCCGCATCCACAAGCTGACGTATTAAGGATGTACCCGCGCGAGCATACCCACCAATAATGTGAATAAGCCCTAGCCCGTAAAAGCCAAATCCTGGCACATATACGTAGTGCACAAAATGTTGGCGCTTTAATTTTAATTCATCTTCAGGGTTCCAGTTCCTACGAATTGCTAATACTTCGTTAGAACCTCTTTCAATAGTTACTACATACGGTTTAGCAATCTCATCATCTGAATCGTCTATACCTTCAATAACAAGATCAGCATGTACTTCGTATATAGTATATCTATCATCATCAGTAATAGAATACCCACCTTCTTCAGCTTTCCGTTTTTCTATATCTGTGTGAAACGCTTGTGGCTCTCCAAGATCTATTTCACGGTAAAACTCGTTAACCTGTAGTTTCTTTAATTCATTTTTAGTCTTACGCATTACGTGTGTAACACGTTCTGCTGTCTCTATGTGCGAAGCTCCATAAGGTATTATCACGTCCTCAGCAGGTATATACACAGAAACTTGTCTACCTAAGTTAGGATCAAAGTAAACTTTTTTAAACGCAGAGCCTGATAATCCTAAACTATATAACATACGCTCATGTTCAGCACGATACTCGACCATGTGCTCTGTGAGCTCATAATTCATGTCAGCTTTTACTCTTGCTGCCGCCTCGTCTTTCTCTTTAGTCTCTTCACCTAATATCTTAGTTCTAACAGGCCCAGCTGCTGGAAACGTCTCACTCATAGTTTCAGCTTGAAATCTTATAGCCGCTTCAGCAAGTACGGTGGAATAAACTCCACAAGCGCCTTCCCACGGTTCTGTACGTTCTTCATACTTAAATCCTAATACATCTAAACCTTTTACAAACGTATCTGCCCAGTCTTTACGACTATCAAAGTCAGCATCTATTAACTCAATGATATCCTCAGCTAACAAAGATAACTCA